AAGTTCCATGCCGTAACATTTGCGCTTTAATTGATGAGATGCAACCATTGTTGAACCGCTTCCTAAGAATAAATCAAGTATAAGTGAAGAACTTAATTTAAAATGCTCCCATATTTCTTCAATTAATTTAACTGGTTTTTGAGTTGGATGTTTTCTTTTTTCCCCTTTCTCACTATCTCTTCTGAAACCATCCCAAATGTGAGTAAACATTCTTGCAGGTGCTTTAATGTTTGAATAGCATAATTCAACATCTGCATAAGTAACATGTTTACCTCCCTGCTTATCCCAAACTACCCAACATGAAGAAGCTGGTAAAGCGTGGCTATAATGATTAGCACCCCAAAAAAATAAAGTTTCAATATTTAATGATCTAACTAAATTAAAGGCATCAATCGCTGTTTGATTATCATGGTCATTTAATACAGCTCCATACTCTTTGCTTTTACCAATTTTCTGACTTTCTTTATCTAAACCTATTCCATAGGGAGGATCAGTAAAAACCATATCAGCCTTCTGACCATCCATGAGCTTAGCAACTGCATCACTATCTGTTGAATCCCCACAAAGCAGACGATGCTCCCCTATCTCAAATAGGTCACCAAGGACAATGTCTGTCTGGATTTCATCTGGAATCTCATAGTCATCCTCTTCTGCCTCCGGTTCTTCAATGAATCCAGCAGGAACATCTAATCCCCACTTATCAAGTTCTTCAGCATCCCAGTTATTGGCAAGATCATCCCAATCCCATTCACCAAAGCCTACATTGTCTTTGATGATGAACTCTCTCTGCTTCGCCTCATCCCAATCAACTACTTGCACAGGCACTTCCTTCCACTTGGCTTCCTTCATGGCCTTAAAGCGCATGTTGCCACCGAGGATGATCATGTCCTGGTTTACAACTATTGGCCTTACATTAGCCATTTCAGGAAAGTCTTTAAGGCTTTGAACGAGCTTGTAAAACTTATCATCTTTGATAAGTCTAGGATTGCTCGGATTTGGTTTGATTGAACTTATTGCAACTACTTGCATGCAGTTTATTTCATTTTTGGTTTCATTGAAGGCATCTTAGGCTTTGCTGCCTTCTTAGCCTTCTTAGCTACAGAGAGCGCAATGGCTACAGCCTGCTTCTGTGGCTTGCCGGACTTCATCTCGGTCTTGATGTTCTTGCTAATGGTCTTAGCTGAGTAACCTTTCTTAAGTGGCATGGCTATTTGATTTTGTGCAAATTTAGCAAATTCCACATGGCTTGGTACATGTCCTTCTGGTTTTGCCAGCGTCTCATGTAGGCTTTCGATTCTGTGCCTGTCTCAATCTTATGCTCAAGTTGCCGGATTTTACGCATCAGGTAGTCCATGCATTGGTCTCGGTCATATCTGGCAGGAATGTGTGTATAAATCATAGTGTTGGAGTAAGTGCCTTCGCCATCCCAATGGTCAGGCAGCTGGCTGATGTGTATTGCATTTATGTTATTCATTGTAATCTTTAAGTCGCATAAGAGGCGCATCGAAGCGCAAAGGTACTATGCCTGTGCTTCCTGAGCGCATCTTAACCTGGTCAATCAGGCAAAGTCCTTGGTTTGGCAATTCCTGACTGCCAACCTTGGTGGTGGCTGTGGGATCAAAGTAGTACTCAGGCCGCAGCATCATCCAGATGACATCGGCATCCTGCTCAACCGAACCTGATTCACGCAGGTCGCTCATCATTGGCATCTTGTCGCTGCGTTCTTCTACTCTGCGGCTAAGCTGGCTGAGTGCCACCACCGGAATCTGGAGTTCTTTGGCAAGTAGCTTCAGACCCCTGCTGATTTCGCCTATGATGTTCACTCGGTTGGTCTCCTTTGGATTGACCGAATTAACTAGACCGATGTAATCGACAAACAGCACCTTGATGTTGTACTTGTTTTTCCACATGGTGGCCTTAGTTCTGATTTTGGAAATGTTGAGATAGCCTTCATCACTGATTTTTATAGGCCAGCTTTTCATTCGCTGTACAGCCTCATGTATGGCATTACGGTCATAGGTATTCAGCTCACCCTGCTTGATGCGGTATGCAAAGACGTTGCTTTCTTGGGATGCTAACCGCTGCACCAATTCGTGCTTTGTCATCTCCAGACTGAACATGCCACAGCCTATGCCTTGCTTTGCTAGGTTTCGGATAATGGATACCACAAGTGCAGTCTTGCCCTGCCCTGGTCTTGCACCAACAACTGTAAGCTCACCATTGGTCAAGCCTCCGCATAGTGTGTCGAGCGAGTTAATGCCTGTCCGGTAGCCAGCAATCTCTCCAGGCTTGGAGTTGAGCCATTGGCTAGATGATAGCTCAAGCTGTTGCAGGAAGTCATCATCATTCTTGGTTATTGTGCTGGCAAGGAGATTGTCAAACTTAAGCTGGTATTCGGTGAATGTCTCAAATATGTCTCCTGAATCGCTCTGTGCCTTCTGGAGCAGTTCGAGTGAAAGCATGTGCAGCTTAGACTTGAGGTAATGCTCGACAAGCAGTCGGCAGTGAGCCTCCAGATGCCCGAAGGCAATTACGGTGGCATAAATGTTGGCAACATTGCGAATGCCTCCGGCTTCTTTAATTAGTCCTGACTTCTTGATTGTCGATACTGTTGTTTCCAGATCAACAGGTTCTCCGGCATCTTGCTGTGCCTGGATAGCCTTTGCCACTATTCGGTGGCTCTCTATCTGGAAGCAGTCAAGTGTTGGTAAGATTTGAAGTGCTGTGAGCCTATCCTCGGCTGATAGCATCATGGCAGCAAGTACCTGCCTTTCGACTTTTTCGTTTTCAAATTGCATAGCTTATTGGTTGGGTGTAAATGTAAAGGATTCGTGGAATTGGCGGGTGCGGCCTGGCGGAACATCTTGGTTTGCGCTATTATTTTTTTGGTTTTTAGGTTCGAAAATTCCCTTCCACTCATTAGCCATAGATTCCTCAATTATGTCTTCTGCTAATTGAGCATTACCATTTGAATACTTAGTTAGTTTTTTGAAAAACATATTAAGTGATTCCTGAGACTTGTATTTGTCATTGATTGACTTTTTATAGTCAAGCCATCTTTGAACTAAGTAAGCCATTTGACCATATCCTGACAAATCAAAATTTTCGTTACTTGTTTTAAGTGTTTCATTGTTTGATTGTTTACCTATGGTATCATTGCTTGTATTGCTGCTTGAACTCTGCTTGTCTCCTGCTTGTTCATTTTCGACCAAGCGCAAAGAGATAATTCTTGATTGACTTTGATTAATTGATGGCTGAATTTCTTTGATAAATCCCCACTTTTTTAAGTCCTCTAAGGCAGAATAAAAAGTATTTCGATTACCTATACCCGTGTACTCACGAGCTTCATCTGTTGGCAATCCAAATGATTCTTTCCACTGTAACCTATTGTTTAATTCAACACACCAACAATATAGTGCGGTGTGCTGAGGCTTTACCTTAGAATTATTGTAGGCAAAGTCAAACCATTTTCTGGTTAATTGATAGCCATTCATAACTCAATACCTAATTCATTAAGTATTTTTTCAATGTTTACTTCTGTAAGTGAGCCAAAGCATTTTTCATAAATAATTTTATTAAATGCTTTAACAACTACACATGCAGAACCTAGTCCAGCTACTTGAATTAGGATTTCAAATGTTTTAACCTTGATTTCCATAAAAACAAAAACCCCATCCGGTGTTCCTTGGTGAGACCAGCCGAAACATAGGCTGCCAAGTAATAACCGAATGGGGCTTTAATATTTTTCATAATGTTTCTACTAAACCCGGGTCTCAATCGGGGGCTTTCGCCAGTGCAAATATAACTACATTCTAACCGCCCAAAAAAATAAAACTGTCATGGCAATGGAAAAGGCAATGGCAACGTAGGCCACCGTACTCCAGATATGGCAATTTCTGCGCTCGGTTACATAGGCATTGTCCATCTTGCCAAACTGAGTTTGCCAGAACTCGACCAGGCCATTAAGTTCTTTGACCTCCTCACGAAGATCAGCAGACTGCTCCTTGTGGTAGTCTCTGCTGCGCCTGTGATTGTCCGAATGCCTCCGGCACTCATCCAGC